AAACATATAAAACAGTTACTATGATTGTATATCGCAATATGCAATCGTAGTATTTCTGGTAACGTCCTGCCGCTTTGCTTAGTGCGGGATTTAGAACTACAAAATTTAATAATTAAAACAAAATATGATGGAAAACGATAAGATACAAAAACCCGCATTGAGCAAAACGGCTGTTAGCGGTTCGGTTATGATTACAGAAGAATCAATTTTAGAAATAGGATTTGTAAAACATTCTGAATATACATACAAACTATTTAGCAATATTGTAGAGGGATATTTAACCGAAATAGAAGTGTTTTTTGAGCCTAATGAAAAAGTAAGTATTCAAATTAGACAAACAACTTTCAATTTATCGGATTTAGATAGAAACTCAATTTTTGTTAGAGATATGACATACTTACACGAGCTTAATTATTTGGTAGTGGTTTTAACGGGCGTTCCGTTTAACTGACCGCTAACGTTAAAACTATACTGCGGTTGCCTATGCGGTTTAGTAGATTCGGCAACTGCTGTATAGTGATTGTTATATTCTCGGCTTTTTACTAATAAATTAAAAATAAAATTATGAAAAATAAAAAAGTACACAAATTAAAAACTATTGAGGATATGTGCCGAATAGTTACGGAAGAAAATTATGTTAGATTAATTATGGATATGGCTGATTGCATAGGGTTTCATATTAATTTAAAAAGAAAACTGACTAAAAAAAAATATTCTGAATTAAAATTTGAGCATATTATATGGAAGGATGATGGTGTCGAAGGAATGACTTCTTTAAAATTAAACGGAAAAGAAATTACAATTAAAAAACAGCAAGAATAGATTTGGTTACAAAGTTGCTCGAAGCTGGAATATAACTAATCGCTAACGCTTATAAATGTATTACATTATGGCAAAAATACTAACAAAAACAAAGGTTATAAGAATAAGTCAAACACAACACGAAACGTTAAAAAAAATGAAGTCTTACAATGTTGATGTAGGGCATTTTATTCGTGAAGCAATCAAAGAAAAAATTAAAAAAGAGTACAAAGAATTAATGCCTAAACAAATTAAAACGCCATTTTAAAAATGAAACAATCAAAACAAAAATCTTTAGTTGAGAGCACCGTTCAAACAATCATCGGGCTTGCAACTTCAATAGTGCTTCAAGTGGTACTATATCCGATATTGGGAATACCAGTATCGTTTACACAAAATTTAATAATAACAGCCGTATTCTTTATCGTTTCAATTGCGAGAGGGTATTTTGTGCGACGAATATTTGAGAAATTATGAAAACAGCAGTAGAGTGGTTAGTAGATAAGCATTTTGGAGGAATTGAGAATTGTACTCCAGATTTTAAGAACCACATTGAACAAGCAAAAGAAATGGAAAAAAAACAGCAAGGGTTTTTTGCGGAGTGGTTGGCAAGAAATCATTATGTATTATACAATGAATCAATTGAAGGTGTGCATTTTTGGAAAAATGAACACTCAAAAGGAAAAACAAGTGAACTATTAAAAATTTACAAAAATGAAACTAAAAGATAAATTCGACAATCCAATAATGCGCCACGATTTAGGCAGAAATGAAATTGAAGAAACGAAAGAGCAATGTGCGGAAATAGCAGAGAAGTTTGCTATTGAAGTTTTGGAATTTTATCATAATAATTTATTTATGATTGCATTAAAAGACGGAGAGGCGAAAAGAATATTAGAAATTTACAAAAAAACATTATGACAGCAATACAAGAAATGATTGAAATAATCAAACAAAAAAGAAATGAAAGTGAAATTTCAAACACGCTTTTAAGATTTGTCTACGATGAAGCTATAAGGCTATTAGAAAAAGAAAAGAAACAGCAAGATGAATTAGCTATTGGATTTTCGGATTGGATGATTTGTAAAGCAGAAAAATATGACTCGTATCTATGTCTTATTAAAGATTATAAAGAATTATTAGAAATATACAAAAAAACATTATGACACCGAAACAAAAACTAAAATCAATTGAAAAGAAAATGGAACGGTTACAATTTAATAACGATAGAATTAATTTGCAACAAGCTTCGAGGTATTTTGCAGATATTAAAAGGTACAACGAATTAGAAAAAGAGCACTTCTTTTTAAAATTTCAAATAGAACATTGTCAAACTTGCGGGAAAAAATTATGAAGCCGACGATTTACGAAAAGAATAATTTGCCAGAAAATGTGCGAATTTTATACAATGAAATAATCGAAAAATATCAAATCATTTGCCATTACGAAAATGGTATAATTAAAAAAGACGAACTAATTAAACAACTACAAAAATGAAATCACTATACGAAACAATCGACATTTTAAGAAAAGACCAGGGACATAAACTTTGGGGGAAACAATTTAATAAGTTTGACAAAGACGACTGGGCGGAAATTGCAAGGATTGAAAAATCCGATCCAATCCAATATTGTAAAAAAGGCAAAACAAAAGAAGTGATGAAAATAAGTACCGGCGAAAAGTTTAAGAATATTACACAATGTGCAGTGGCCAACGGTATGCACCGTAATACTCTTTTTGCGATGTTGTCCCGGGGTTATGAATGTGATTATAGATTGGTATGATGACTATAACTAACGAGGATAATATGGAGTTAATGGCAAGGTATGAAGATAATCATTTCGACCTTGCTATTGTAGACCCGCCTTATGGGATTGATAGTAAAATTAGTACTGTGAGCAGTTTAAATAAAGGTAATAAATTCGCACAATTATATAATGAAAAAAGATGGGATAAATTTAGACCTGAAAATGATTATTGGTGTGAGTTATTAAGGGTTTCAAAAAATCAAATTGTTTGCGGCGGAAATTATTTTGCTGAAAAATTGCCAGTAAGTAGAGGTTGGGTAGTTTGGGATAAACAAGGTGAAGGTATGACTAGCGTAAATAATGAGTTAATTTACACTTCATTTGATTATTCAATTAAAACGTTTTCAAGATGTCATGGACTAGATAAAGGATTTATGGCAAAAGGAATTGATAAAGTTTTTCATCCAACACAAAAACCTCAAAAATTATATAAATTTTTATTACAAAATTACGCTAAACCAAACGACAAAATCCTTGACACACATTTAGGTTCTGGAAGTATTGCAATAGCTTGTCACGATTACGGTTTTGATTTAACAGCTTGTGAACTTGACCGTGAATACTTCGACAAAGCAATGCAGAGAATTAATAACCACGTGGCACAACAAAAACTGTTTTAGTTAATAAAAAGTTAAATAATATACAAAGTGTATATATATTTTTTAAGTTTGTACCAATTAAAAAACTAAATTATGAGCAAATTACAATTTTTTGAGATGAGAGCCGCAGAAATGACTGCTATGTATGACAGCACTTTTACTAAAAAAGATGCTGTTAAAACTGGAGAGCAACTAATCCAATCCGTACTGGATGATGGTAGTTGCGATATTATGCAATTAGGGGCGAATTTAGCTCGTTTAGAGCAAGTTGTTTCAAGTGCGATGGCAAAGTTTAGAAGCCATATTATCGACGCTGAAAAGCAGGTTATTTTAGGAGTTGAATTTTCGCCAGTAAATGGTGGCAATACCGTAAATTATGCAGACGATGAGATATGGGCAACGATTAAAGCGGATTTAGACGCTCGTACCGAACAGCTGAAAATGGCACAGAAACAAGATACGTTTGATGCTTATGGAAACCAAGTGCCGAAAGTTTCAATTTCTCCGAAAAAAAGTAGTGTGAAAATTAAATTTTAAAATTATGAAAGTAGAAATAGTAGTGAAAAATTTTAATCAAAATTTGTATAAATTTGAATGCAAAATAAATAAAAAAATAAAACGTTTTAAAAAGGAATGTAAAGAAATTAAAGACGTCAATATACTTCACGATGGTGAAACTTTAATTGCAATTATTAAATATATTTAGTATATTTGCCAAACAATACGGTCAGGTATTGAAACGAAAAATTATTTCAAGCCCTGATATGCCTTTGCTGACCCAAAGGATTTTATCAGGGTTTTTAAATTATTAATTATGAAAACAACAAATTATGAACTTTTCTCTTTCAAAAAAGAAAATAGAGGAATTTCAAGACAAAAAGTAACGCAGCTAAAAGCTAATTTTGTAAAATTTGGTTATGATGAAAATTACCCAGTTTTAGTAGATGAAAACTTTTTAATAATTGATGGTCAACACCGTTTCTTAGCTTGTAGAGAATTAGGCGAAGAAATTAATTATGCATTTGCTAAAAATAATTCAAACGAATATATGAGAAGTTTGAATATAGTATCGTCCGCTTGGGAGTTGGCTGATTATATTCGTTCGTATGCAACTGAGGGCGTTAGTTGTTATGTGGAACTTTTAGCATTTAAAGAAAAATACAACCTGACAATGTCAAATGCAATTGTTGTATTTTTTGGGCCATCAAAAACAAAACAAATTAGAAAAGGAGAAGATATTTTAAAATTAAAAGACGCTGATAAAGTAGCTGAAACATTGAAAAATTTTGAATTGCTAAAATTTAATTATTCTAAAAACTTTGCCGTGGCTATTCAATCTATCTTTGCCAAGAATATATCTGAAAAGAACTTAAATACTTTATTAGAAAAGCAATTTTTAATAAATGAAATGGCTTCTGTAGTTCAATATTTGAAAGTCTTTGAGGGCATATTGAATAACCGAAGAGGAGTTCGAGAAAATGTTTACTTTACAAATATAAATTAATTATTATGAAAGAAATAGCAACTGCCTTAGTCAAAGCGCAATTAGAAATGGTAGCACCAAAAAAAGGAAGTGTAAACCCATTTTTTAAAAACAAGTATGCTGATTTAAACGACGTACTATCTGCAGTAGTTCCAGCGCTAAATAACAACGGAATTGTACTTTTACAACCATTGGTTAATATTGATGGTAAAAATTATGTTAAAACAGTTTTAATGCACGAAAGCGGAGAAACGTTTGAAAGTCTGGCAGAAATATTTTGTAACAAACAAAACGATGCTCAGGCTTATGGAAGCGGGATAAGTTATGCAAGGCGTTATTCTTTAAGTTCTATTTGCGGAATTGGAAGCGCAGACGATGACGGACAAAAAGCAGTACAACCAAAACCAAACGCCACTTTTGAAGTTTTAGAAAAAGCAGCAAAAGTAAATGCTACTATTGAACAAATAAAATCAAAATACAAAGTAACAACCGAGCAAGAGGCTCAATTTTTAATATTAAAATCAAACAACAATGAGTAATCAAAAAAATTATGCAGGATCAATCGCTTTGACAAAATTACAAAGCGCAATTATTACCACTAAAAAAGGTGCAAAATGCATCTTAATTCCAATTGATGCCAATTATTTAACCGAAAAAGATGGTTCGGTTTACATTAATTGCAATGTAGTTGTTAAAGATGAAATCGACCAATACGGTCAAAATGGTTTTATAGCTCAAAAATTAGATACTGAGACTTATAAAACACTTGGTAAAGATAAAGCCAATGAAATTAAATTGCCGATTTTAGGCAATATCAAAAACTTTGCAGGATTGACAAGCGACAATGCAGGAACTACTCATATTGCCGAGCCTATTAATCCAGAAGAGGATGATCTTCCCTTCTAAAATGGTAATAAAAAAGGCGGGTAATTAATTTTATCCGCCATTTTTTAAAACAAGAAATTATGAACAAAACAAACAAACAAAGAATTGAATCAGACCATTTAAAATGGTTTCAAAATAAATACCCGAATGTTCCAGAAATCGGAATACCAAAGATTGTTTTTTGTGATAGCAATTCCACGAAGTTAGAAAATTGTATTATTAACTTCTTAACTTACAACGGACACCACGCCGTAAGGCAACACACGACCGGGACAATGATTGACAAAAGGGAAATCGTTACGGATGTTTTAGGCAGAAAAAGGCAAATAGGTTCTATTCAATGGGGAGCTTCACGGGATGAAGTTGGCAGGGCTGATATTATTGCTAAAATAATGGTTAATTTTAAAGGTCGATTAATTCCAGTATCTGTTGAAATTGAGGTTAAATTTGGTAACGATTATCAATCTGAAAGACAAAAAGACTTCCAGCAAAAATTAGAAAATATGGGAGGTGTTTATACAATCGTGAAAGATTTTGATGGTTTTTTAATTTGGTACGACAATTTTATAAAAAGTTTTTTGTAAGTTTGTAAACGGCTTTTAATTATTATATTCAAAACCCCGTTACTAGAATAGCGGGGTATTTTTAGCAACTTTAATGTAAAAAAATTTACACTATGACAAAATACGAAGCAACTCAAAAGGTATTGAAAAGGATTGCAAAAACTTCAAAAGACGATACGGCAAAAGAAATAGGCATTACAAGACCAACTCTTGATGCAAGATTGAAATGGCACACTTGGAAAATTAGCGAACTAACTCACATTAAACTATTATGATACTCAAAGAAGCCGTAAGGCGATTGTCTTTTACAATATCAAAAGGCAATAAACCAAACCAAAATGATGTTGATGCTTTTAATGAAATCATAAGAAATCTTAAATTATCGGAGCAGGAAACGGTACAAGAAAATTTATTATTTGCTAAGCTCTATACTTTCACTTTAACGGAATTGTTAGCGTACTATACCGATATAGAAATGGCAAATAAAGAAATTAATAGAATACTATCCGAGCCGATGGCAATTGAAAAACTGCAGATGTCACTTCGTCGAATGGAACTACAAAATTATTTTAACAGAAAAAAAATACTTGATCCGTTTTTAAAAAATAAAACAGCAACCGAGTTGGAAGAAATCCACGAAAGATACAAGAACAAGTTACCCGGATTGAATGCTTTGGAGTTTGCGAAATGTGGCAACAACTGGGATACTGAATCCTTGAAATACAATATTGAAAACTCGATTAATTTGTCAATTAAAAACTTTAAGAGTTATGTATGAACCAATAGTAATGTTACAAGAAACGGAAGTAGTTTTTGATTTTACACAAATTGAAAAGTTTAAAGTTAAAATTACAGATGAAATACCTATGCCAGAAATAGTATTGTCTATTTGTGATGTAAACGGAGAAAACAAACGTATGGTAATGACACGGGAGAATATTAGTTGCGTTACTGCACAGGCAAAAGTTGGTAAAACTTTTTTAATAAAATTGATTTTGTCTGCCATTTTAAAAAGGGGTATTTTTCAAAATAGATTATTAAGTGAGCTACCAAAAGGTAAAGATAAAATCTTGTACATTGACACCGAACAATCAAAATACCACGTTAAACTTGGATTAATGCAAATCAAAAAGATGCTTGGGTATGATGGAGAAAAAGAACTTGATAGAATGGATGTGTACCAATTTGATGCCGTTTCTACACCAACGAGGCTTGAATATGTGAAGCACTTAATTTATCTAAACAAACCCGATTTTGTTGTATTGGATGGTATATCAGATTTGGCACTTGATACAAACAATCTTAAAGAAGCCGATGAACTTGTAACTAATTTGCGAATTTGGGCGACTGAAAACAACTGCCACATTTGTAACGTAATCCACCAAAACCCGAATGATATTCAGACTAAAATGAAAGGACATTTAGGCACGAAATTACAAGATAAAAGCGAAATAGTTATAGGGGTTTCAATTGATAAAGAAAATGATTGTAATCGTATTGTTCAATCTTTAGCTTCCAGAAATAGAAAGCCTGATGCTTTTCAGTTTTCAATCCTTGAGGATGGTATGCCAGAAATTCAAAACGAGGATGTTTCTATTTTTAAAATGACTGGCAAAAAAGCACCAAAGATGGATAAACCAGACTATCAATTATTCCAAATATTAACGGCTGCATTTAGTAAAGTTAGTGGCGAAGTGAAATCATACCGTTACGGTGAAATGGTGCAACAGATTTGCCTTGAATTTGAAAAACAATTTAAAGAAAATATAGGCGATAATATGGCAAAGAAACTATTAACGAAGTTCATTGATAATAAATGGATTTTGAAAAGCGGAGATGCAGGACAAAGCCGTTACTTTTTAGGAGAATTTGAAAACAACTTTTTGTAAGAAAAACTAACTGGTTTAAACTAGTTTAAAAGCCTGATTAAACTAGGTGGTTTAGTACCCCTTATAAAGGGGACTAAACTACTAAACCACTAAACTAGTTTAATTGATTAAACCACTAAATGAAAAAAAAACATTATGAAACTACAAGACAAAGTCAACAACTACAAAAAAACACATAAAAACACATCTGAGCACGTTTTTAAGGACGGTACGCAATTAAAAGCTAAATTACATACTTGGATAGATAATTGTTATTTAGATGCCGTAAATGAGTTTAAAACGCTTGGAACAAAAAACACTGCAAATTGGCTTGACGATTTGTTAAAGTGAAATAAAAATCATTAAATTTGTAACTGTTTCATAATTAATTAATTTTACCTCCTCAATATACTGAGACCCTGTTGGGGAGGTTTTTTTAAAAAATAAATGCTTGAACAGTTAGCAAAGAAAGATACATACTGGCGGAAAATCGCCTTAAAAATCTGTAACAATAAAATGTTAGCAGACGACTTGGTTAACGATATGTATTTAGCTTTGAACAATTGCAATAAAGAAATAAATGATTTTTATGTAATTATCACTATTAAAAACTTATTTTTACAGGAATTAAAGAATAATAAGTCAACCGATTTAAACGACAATTTCACAAGCGATGCACCGTTTGAGTTGGATGATCAAGAAAAGAAAATAGTTGATAATGTGTATTGGGTGGCAAAGGAGTATATAGAAATGAATGAAACGATGTCAGTGCGAGAGATTGGCAAGGTTTTAAATACTAATTATAATTTTGTACACCACACAATTAAAAAGGAAAAATTAAAATGGCAAAAAGAAAATCAAAAGGACTTGGCGATACAATCGAAAAAGTAATAAAAGCTACAGGCTTGGATATATTTGTAGATGGCAAAGATTGCGGTTGTGATAAACGCAAAGAATATCTTAATAACCTATTCCCTTATCGAACTAAGGCCAGATGTTTCACGGAACATGAATACAACCAGTGGGAACAATTTACAAAGATTAAAACAGTAACTTTATCAAAAGAACAGGTTGATTTTGTTTGCGAACTTTACGCTTCGGTATTCAATCGCCCCGTTTGGTTTCCGTGTGCAAGTTGTAGCCCGAAGCCTTTAATTAATATGATTGATAAACTTGATATAATTTATGGAACTTATGAAAAAACTATCTAGCATTTTAGCAATTGCAACCTTGATGAGTTGCACACCCGAGACAGTTACTGTTGATTGCGGATGTGGCAAGATTAAAACCAAAAGAATGTTAAGTGATAAGATTAAGAACTACGCTTATACTTACGAATGTAACGGACAGATCATTGGTGTAGGTAGTATGGTTGATTATAAAATTGGAGCAACGATATGCAGGTAAAACTTGGATTTCAAAATTTTTCAAAATGGAAGTAAAAAAACACGGTGGAGCAAGACCCAATTCAGGACGTTTAAAAAAAGATGAAGTATTATCTTTAATTGAAACAATGGATGCAATAACAGTTCCTGAAAATGTTTGGAGAGCTTTGTATCAAAAAGTATTAGAAAATGATGTAAACGCTATCAAACTATGGTTAAGTTATCGCTTTGGTATGCCAAAACAAACTATTGACAATAACGTTTCAGTTTCAAGCTTTGATATAACAAAATTATATGATACAGAAACATCCGAAGCATTGGAATAGATTAGGAAACAAAACACGCTACTTCGTTTTAACAGGTGGTAGAGGCTCTGGTAAGTCCTTTGAGGTTGGCAGATTTGCCAGCCTCTTATCGTTTGAAGCGGGGCATAAAATCCTTTTTACAAGGCAAACGATGACAAGTGCGCATTTGTCTATCATTCCAGAATTTCAAGAGAAAATAGATTTATTAGAATTGAATCACGCTTTTGAAGTTAAGAAGTCCGAAATCGTAAATACACAATCTGGAAGCGAAATAATTTTTAAAGGAATCAAAACCTCCAGCGGAGACCAAACAGCGAATTTAAAATCTTTGCAAGGTGTAACCACTTGGATATTGGATGAAGCCGAGGAACTTATAGACGAATCAATATTTGATAAAATTAATTTTTCAATTAGACAAAAAGGCAAACAGAATAGAATCCTTTTAATTTTAAACCCATCCACAAAAGAGCATTGGATTTACAAAAAATTCTTTGAACAGGCAGGAGTTACCGAGGGGTTTAATGGTACAAAAGGAAATGTAACCTACATACATACAACTTATTTAGACAATTACGACAATTTAGACCAGTCTTTTATTGATGAAGTAGAGCAAGTTAAGAAAAACAATCCTAAAAAATACGAGCACGTTATACTTGGTGGTTGGCTCGACAAAGCCGAGGGAGTTGTATTTACAAATTGGCAATACGGTACTTTCAATCCTGATAATTTACAGACAAGTTTTGGGCAAGACTATGGATTTAGTATTGACCCTACAACATTAGTAGAGGTTGCAATCGACAAAAAGAAAAAAATCATTTACTGCAAGGAACATCTTTACAAACCGAAATTAACAACGTCGGAAATAGCACAAATAAACAACACTATCACAAAAGGAAAGTTAATCGTAGCGGATAGCGCAGAGCCTCGTTTGATTGATGAGTTGGCAAAGTTAGGCAATAGGATAATTGGAACCACGAAAGGCGCAGGAAGTATCAATGTAGGCGTGGAGTTGATGAAAGATTATCAATTGATAATTGACGGAGAAAATATAGGCAAAGAATTAAACAATTATGTGTACACGGATAAAGGCTCTAAGTTATACTGCGATATGTGGAATCACGCGCTCGATGCAATCCGTTATAATGTGACCTACAATTTAAGCGGTGGATATAATTTCGATATTCGATAAAACAAAATAACCTTTTTTTCATTATATAAATATGAAGACGAAATTCAATATTGAAGACATTGTGTTTTTAATTACAGACGTAGATCAAAAGCCAAGAATAGTAACGGGTCTTATTATTCGAAAAAATAGCATAATATATTATTTGACTTGTGGCATAGATGAAACCACGCATTATGATTTTGAAATAGTAAAAGAAAAAAATTATTTATTATGAAGATTACTATTCCAGAATCAATAAACGATATAGCCTTGCACCAGTTCCAAAAGTATGATTTACTTTTGAAACGAACTGATTTGACGGACGAACAATTCAACGCTAGAAAGATTGAAATCTTTACCGGGTTGGATCGTAAAAGAATCCCTTTGTTAAGTCAAAAAGATTATAGTGAAATATTAATTTTGATTGATAAAGCATTAGAGCAAACCACGGAATTTCAACCTACATTTAAAATCAAAGATGTTGAGTTCGGTTTTATTCCAAACTTTGACAAAATTACAGCTGGAGAATATCGTGATTTAACTTTGTACAGTCAAGATGTAGCAGAAATGCACAAACTTATGGCGGTACTTTTCAGACCGATTAAAAGCAAAGTGGCAAACAATTACAAGATTGTAGAATACAACGGAACGGAGAAAAGAGCGGAGGTAATGAAGTATATGCCTTTATCAATTGTAAACGGTGCGCTTGTTTTTTTTTCGAATTTAGCGAACGAATTAATCGCATATACCCAGAAATATACAACGGAGGAACAAGCGAGGGAAAAAACGCCAGCGACTATTTCGAAAAATGGGGGTGGGATGCAACGATTTTTGAAATGTGCAAGGGCAAAATTTGGAAGTTGGATAAAGTTTTGAAAACAAACATCCACGAATTTCATTTATTCCTGGCACACAAAATTGATGCACAGAAATTGAAACATAAGATTATGAACAAGAATAGCAATACTATTGAATTATGAACCAACTAACAGAACTTTACAGATACATAAAGCAATTAGCCGAGGCGGATAGCCAAGTTAATAAAGTAACTAAGAAGCAAGATTTAGCAAAGGAAACAATATTCCCTTTGGTTAATGTAATCATAGAATCTGGAGGGTTTACAAATGGCAGTACTGTTAATTTCAATGTAGAGTTGAGTTGTTTCGATATTAGAAACATTAGCAAAGAAATACAAACGGATGACTTTTGGGGAAATGATAATGAAGTGGACAATCACAATTTAGCGATTGCGGTTTTAAATAGACTTTGGAATAAAATGTACATTGATTTTGAAGAAAACAATATCACGGCAAGTGAAAACCCAGCGTTTGAATTGGGAAGTTTTGAAGCGCCAAAATTGTTGGACGGTGCAAGATTAACCTTTTCAGTAGAAGTGCCAAATACAACTATTAACTTATGTCAGTAGTCAATGAATTAGAAAAGTTCGGGAAGTACGTAGTACAACAATCGAAATCTAATCTTTCAAAGAAAAAGAAAAAAGATACTTCTAATTTATACAACGGTGTAAAGTTTGAAGTTACAAAAGAAAAAGATAGCACGACTTTAAGTTTCGATTTTGGCACGGCGAATGATTATTGGCAGTTTGTAGATAAAGGAGTAAAAGGAGTTTCAAGTAGTGCAAAAGCACCGAACAGTCCTTTCAAGTTTGGAACAGGATCGGGAAAGTCGGGTGGCCTAACAAAAGGAATTAACGGTTGGGTTGCACGTAAAAGAATACAGTTTCAAGATAGAAAAACAAAACAGTTCCTATCATATAAGGCAACGGCTTTTTTAATTATACGTTCGATTTGGAACAAAGGATTAGAAACGACAAACTTTTTTACAAAGCCATTTGAACAGGCTTTTAAACGAGTGCCAGACGATATATATGCAGCTTATGCCTTGGAAGTTGAGGAACAATTAAAAGTAAGATTAAAATGATAAAAACACTTTCACCATATTACGTCACTATTCCATTTGTCAGTCCTTTGACGGGGGTGACTTGTTCGAAATATACATTAAAGATTTACGTTTGGGATGGATTGAAATCTGCAGTTCCAGCCGTTGCAAGTTATTCGATGACAAAGACCAATCCGACAAGCTCCACAGGTAGCGATAAGATTAACATTGCGCGTTTAATAAACGACTTTATAGACTTTGCACCGAATGAGAGCAACCAGCGGTGGTGCAAAACCTCGGTTACTTATGATAGTTCCACGATTGAAGAGTTACAAACTATTAACTTGGTAGTTCGTGGTTATGGTTATGGTATGGAGGGACAAAACCCGGACATACCCGTGAATAGAATCTTAATGCAAGGCTTGGAATTTAAGGTAAACCGCGATGGAGTTTTCAATTTGCCAATTAAAGTCTTAGAGCCAACTTCGACAATAAACGCAGTTAATGAAACCGTTGGTATTTTCTTTCAAGACACAATCATAAACGTTTTAACAAATGATAATTTAGGATTTGCTCCAACTTCAATAATTGGAATCACAACTACAATGCCAGCGAGTGTTGGCACTTTGTCAATTGTTGGTAGTACGGTAAAGTTTACAAAAGGCACGGCATTTACAACACCGCAGACTTTCACTTATACCATACAAGATAGCCTTTTGAATCAAGATACTGCAACTGTAACTTTGAATATTAGTGCGGTGCCAGCTTTACCAACAGCAGTAAATGAAACGTATAATTTGAATAATGCTGATGTTATTGATTTAATGGTATTGTCAAACGATGCCTTGGGGGTAACGCCTACAACTATAACAGCAATCAATACCACAGGAATCACAACGGGAAGTATCGCCATAATAGGCTCGGGAAGTAAACTAACGTTTACGCCGAATGGAGTGGAGGCAAGCGGACAAACATTTACATACACCATTACAGATAGTGCTTCTAATACAAGCACGGGAACTGTAACTTTGAATGTTACCGAGGCTGGTACTTTGACTACTGAATATTTTACAGCCGATGAAAATTATGCCCCAGCGCAAATAACTTATATTAATGAATTTAATCAAGTTGTCGTTCAAGATATTTATGCGCCAGAATGTGTGCCAATTGCTTATAAAGAAATAATTTCCAGCTATGGAGTAATACCTTGCACCCCATGATAACAGTAAAATCCTATCCAAATAACGAAATAGACTATTCAATCGAAGAGCCTACTTCCATCAAAAGTGGCGAAATGGTAAAGAACATCTTTGTAGATGTTAGCGAAGCCGTGAGCGATGAATATATAGAAATTAGTTTCAACAGTGAAACCATTACACTATTAATCCAAGACGAATGTAGATATACGCCCTTAGATATTGCGTTCCAAAATAAAGAGGGCGCGCTGCAATTCCTTACATTTTTCAAAGCCAAAACAGAAAGTCTATCAATTACAAGCGAAGAGTTTGAAAGCGACCGAGGGCAACCATTATTCGGAAACCATCAATTTGTAACTTACAACGTTCAAGGAAAATCAAAGTTTAAAATGAATAGCGGATTTGTAAGCGAAGCAATGAACGAAACATTTAAACAGTTGATGCTATCGGAGAGGGTTTGGAGTTACAAGAATGGAACCTATACGCCGTTAAAATTAGGTAGTAAAAGTTTAGAGTATAAGTCAAGGCAAAAAGACCGTTTGATTAATTACGAAATTGAGTTTGAGTACGCATTTAACGAAATAAACAATGCTTAAGATATACATCGAAAATGATTTGTTGGATTTGTTCCAAGACGAAAGCATAGAGCTAAATAGTTCTATTGCTAACGTGAATGATATTACAAAAAATACAACCGATTATGCGAAGTCTTTCACGGTTCCAGCTTCAAACAATAATAACAAGATTTTCAAGCATTATTACGATGCAAACATAGACAATGCTTTTGATGCCCGGGTAAAGGTGAACGGAAGGATTGAATTTGACGGTATGCCTTTTCGTTTTGGTAAATGGTCACTTGAAAAGGTTATTTTGAAACAAGGTAAACCTTATTCTTATTCCATTAATTTTGTAGGCAATCTGGTATCTTTAAAAGACAAACTTAAAAATGATGAACTTTCTATTTTAGATTTTCCATTACTGGATCACGATTATAACAGCGACACGGTTAAAAGTTTACTTCAAAATAACGGTGATGTTATTTATAATCTTTTCGTTAAAAAGCAATTATACTACAACCCAACAAGTTCGACCGTTATTCCAACTTCCATCAACATAGCACACGCAACGGGCGAGGGTGTAGATTGGACTTATTTGAATCCGTCTATTCGATTAATCAAAATAATTGAAGCGATAGAGACGAAATACGAAATTAATTTTAGTCGTGATTTTTTTGATAGGATTGAATTTCAAAATTTATTCCTTTGGGTAAATAATACAAGTTTAATATCCGGCAAGGCAAACAATGAAATACGGATTGATTTTACAAACACTGGAAACATAGACGAAAGAGGTGGCACGCTAGATTTGATTAACGACACATTTACTGCAGGTGGTAAAAGGATTTATGGAGTTGTGAGAATCACCCCAAGTGCAGGTTATGAAGATGTGGTTTACAACATAGACAGAAGAAGAGATGGAGACATTGCAAATGTTCAGTCAAAACTAAAAGGAACTACAGAAACAAAATGGGCAATTGAAAGGAACAATCCAACAAAGCACAGTTGGTACGTTTCATCAAATGAAGAGTTTAAATTTTCAAGCCGTTTGACAATAGGATTTAATTACGAAAGTTATAATATGTTTGCGGATTTCCCAGAGCAAACAATCGGAGCGAATTTCATCATTAAAAACAACCTACCAAAAATTAAGATAATTGATTTTTTAAAAGGTTTGTTTTCGATGTTTAAACTTGTGGTAATTTCTGACGATAACGAAAATCTTTATATTGATACGATTGACAATTATTATGCGACTGGCAAAGTATGGAATGTTACAAGGTATGTGAAAACCGATACCTTAGAAGTTTCACGTGGCAATCTTTTAAACGAAATTAAATTCACGCACAAAGAGCCTGTCACGATTTTAAATAATCAATTTAAAAAATCCAACGGGATTGGATACGGTGATGCTGAAATCTTAATGACCGACGATGGCACAAAATCTGGCAAACCTTTGGAGGGCGAAGCCTTGACGTTTGAATTACCATTTGAGCAGTTTGTTTACGAAAGATTGAAAGATGAATCGAGCACAGAGCCATATCCGGATAATATGACTAATATAATGTATGGTGCGATAATCGACGACAAGTTCGAGCCAGTGAATCCAAGCCCTCACATTTTTTATAATGTGAACAGCTTTCATTCAGGCTTCCCAATTGGTTACATAAATGATTTAGGCGTTAAAGAAATTTTGAACACGACTATCAACACGCCGTCGCATTCTATTGATTGGGCGACACCACAATACAATCTAACATTTGGTATTGAATATAACGAATGGGATAACACGCAAAGTGAAAATACACTTTACAGAAATTATTATAAAAATTATATCACGTCGATTTTCAATATTAAAAGACGATTGTTTAAATATAGTGCGATACTTCCTTTACGGATTTTATTGCAATTGAAACTGAACGATATTTTAGAAATTAAGAATAATTATTACCGAATTGACAATTTCAATATTAACCTTTTGACGAGGGCGGTAACGTTAAATTTAATCAACGCTTTTGATGCAGTTATTAATGGATTTACTTCAAATGTAAATGAATTAATAGCGGACTATTTAGAACAAACACAATCCGTTTCTATTCCAAATATCGGTAATAGCACAGTGGCAGTCGATGACGATACTTGGCTTTTTGCAACTATTGAGGGTACGAATGTCTTTGTAACTTTTTTACAAAATAATACTGGGCTTCCACGTTTCAATAACGTGACGGTTACTAACTTAGAATCTTTACAAACAATTGAAATATTCATAACTCAAAACGGTGGAGTAGTGGAATTTGATAACGATGAAATAACTTTTGATAATCTTTTAATAACTTTCGATAATGGCTAAACAAACAATTTTTTTAGGAACAACCTCAAACGACGGAACAGGAACAACGCTCCGAGCAGGTGGTGATATGATAAACGACAATTTCGATGAAGTTTATAATTTCACGGGATGGGAACAAATCACAGACACGACCTATACGGTGGGTTCGCCTTTGGTAGTTTTATCTGGGGTGACGGGTAAAATCCAAACGGGTACGGTTACTAAAATCCAAACACAACTTCCAGCGAGTGTATCTACTTTTTGGGATGCAACAACAGACAAAATTTTAGCCGTAAATAATGGCGATGCTTTTACTTTGTCCTTAAGGTTTAAAGCCAAGATGAACGTCGCAAATGGTATTTGTGATATTGCAATTAATATCGGTGGAACGCTTAATAAAATTTCAGACGAAACAATTGTCTTTTCAAAAGGCTCTGGAGTTGAGCAAAGATTTGATATTGATTTGTCTTATTTTACAGGTAGCACTTTTTTAGCAAACGGCGGAACAATTGAAGTAATACCTGCAAACGGAGATGTTAGTATTTACAATATTGTTATGGTAGTAATTAGAACACACAAAGGAAAATGATAATCGCAGAAATTATAAAATTATTACAAAGTCACCACTTTATAGGGGCAGGGAAATTCACGGATATAGCAAAAGGAAGAGCAAAATGGCAATTACAAAAGAAGTAAATATAGTAGTTAAGGAGAGTGGAATGGACAAAGTTAATCAGTCTATTCAACAACTCGAAAATTCAATAGAGCAAACTGAATTAAAGACGAAATCTTTTAAAACTCAAATGCGCGAAGCAAATGAGCAGGTTAGATTAATGTCTCAAAGGTTTGGAGAAACTTCAATCCAAGCCGTGCAAGCAGCTCGAAAAGTAGCTGAATTAAAAGACCAAATGGACTTGGCTAACGACCTTGTAAAACAATTCAACCCAGACCAAAAATTCAAGGCACTTGGAGCGGCAACGCAATTAGCAGGGACAGGATTGCAAGGAGTGACGGCAGGAGTTGCATTATTAGGCGACGAAAGCGAAGAGACACAAAAAGCATTATTACAAGTTCAGGCAGCGATGTCTTTTAGTGATGCGATTAGCAACCTTTCAAACCTTGGCGATCAATGGAAAGTTTTAAAAACTACCATAATGGCAAATACCGTTGTTACTAAAATAGCAACGACGGTTCAAAAGCTTTGGAATTTAGCAATGGCAGCCAATCCTATTGGAGCCTTGGTAGCTGTTATATCTTTGGCAATTGCAGGTATAGCAGGATTGGTTTCTTGGTTTGTAAAATCAAGTAATGCCAACGAAAAAGCAATGAACGCTACAAAGAAAAACAGCGATGCTTTGAAAAAACAAACCGAAGTCACAGAAAAAAACGAGATTGCATTAAAAAAAAATAACGACCAGCAATATGAATTAGCAAAAGCAAGTGGCAAAAGTTCTGAAGAGTTGCGAAAATTAAATATAAAACACGCACAGGAAACAATTGCTTTAAATGTTAAAAATGCAGAATTAGCGAGAGGTACTTTTTTGCGTGAACGTGACACTTTGGCAATGTTAGAAGCCAGCGGAGCAAGTGATGAAGTTATTGAAAAACAAAAAGAACTTACACAAAAATCGTATGAAGAATTAAAAAAACAAAACGAAAATATTAAAAAAAGTTCTGAAGAGTACAAAGCAATCCGTAGACAAAATGAAGTTGAAATAGTAAACGAAAAAACTGAATCTAATAAGAAAGCTATTGAGGATGGAAAGACGGCAAGACAAAAAGAAATTGACGATGCAAAACAAAAGGCTGAAGAAGAAGAAAAACAAAGAAACGATTTAGCAACAGCAAGAGGCGAAAATGCGAGAGAGCAATTAGAAAACTTACAAAAAATTGAAGCTGATATAAAAAAAGCAAATCAAGATATTTTAAAAACTGAAAACGAATTACAAGTAGAAGAGGAAAACGCAAGATATGAATCTTTAAAACAAAAAATGATTGATGCTAATATTTCTACTATTGAATTAGAAAAAGAGCATAAAAGAAATTTAGCAAAATTAAATGATGAATATTTTGTAACTGAAAGTGATAAAGCAGTAGCTAGAACAGCCAAACAAAAAGAAATTGACGATAAAGCAACATCTGATAAATTAAAGAATGCAGAACTTTTAGCGCAACAACAAAATGAATTTGCAAATAATGTTTTTTCAATTGGAGCAGGATTAGCAAAAAAAGGCAGTAAAGTTGCAAAAGGCGTGGCAATTGCACAAGCAACAATGAACACTTATCAAGGGGTTACAAAAGCACTTGCCGAAACAACAGACCCAACACCATCGCAGACTTTAAGATTTGCGAATGCAGCCGCGGTTGGAATTATGGGAGCGATTAATATAGCCAAAATAGCTTCGTCAAGAGAAGACGGAGGAACGTCTGGAGGTATGGGTTCAGGCGGAGGCGCAGCACCACAATCCCCATCTTTCAATCTTGTGCAAGGTACAGGCAGAAATCAATTAGCTGAAAGTATAGGGCAACAAGCACCAGTCAAGGCTTTTGTAGTGGCAAGGGATATGAGTACAGGGCAAGAAATGGACAGGAATATTATTAAAAGCGCGAGTTTATAAAAAAACTTTGTGCAAAATCAAAACAAAAAGAACTTTTTTTTATTATTAATAAAAACACCATACAAATGAAAGTAGAAGAAATAAAATTAGCGTTTGAAAGTAATCAAAAGTTTGAGTTTGCAGTATTACAAGATATTGAAAAACTATTAGATGACGCTAATGCTAAAAGACGTTCATTACAATCACAAGGATTAAAAGTATCAGAAGCATTAAATAATTTACAAGCTGATTACGGATTAGCTTTTTCAAAAGCTATTGATGCTAAAAATAAAGCGAAAGATTTAGGCGCTCCAGATTTAGAAAAACTTTTCGGGGCAAGAGCAGATGAAGCGAAAGATTATCAAAACGTAGTTGGTAAAGCTTCAAATGTAATAAGTTCAACAATTAACGCAATTTAATGAAAACCTACGAAGCGAAATACGACCCATTAAAAAACAAAGGAGTGTATGGCATTTCTTTAGTTGAAAATCCAGCAATGGAGGGGTTATTTATTGCGCTATCAAAAGACGAGCCTTTGCAGTTAAAAGAAATAGACAAAGAACAAAGGATTTTAATGGGGTTGGTTTTAGAACCAAACAAACCAATTTATAGAAACCAAAACGGGGAGGAGTTTAATATCGTTTTTAACGAACAAACAATCAAAGATTTGTCTTATGGTTTCTTTAAAAATAATAACCACGGGAATAGCACGATCGAGCACGATGTGAAACAGAATATCCAAGGTGTAACGTTCACAGAATCTTGGATAGTTGAAAATCCTAAAATCGACAAGTCAACTAACTTTGGATTTGAATATCCCAAGGGAAGTTGGCTGGCGGTTATGAAAGTTGATAGTGACGAAATTTGGAATGATTATGTAAAGACTGGCAAAGTGCAAGGATTTTCAATCGATGCGATGCTATCGTTAGAAGAAGTAAATTTAAAAACAAATATAGAAATGAGTAATACAAACACGTTATTGGAAAAAATTTTGTTGGCTTTGACACCATCAAAAAAAATCCAATTAGGAAGTATGATGCTTGCCGATGGTTCGCTTAAAATCGAATGGGATGGCGAAGTATTAAGTGAGGGATTATCCGTATGGGTAATGGCTGAAGATGGCACGAAAGTTCCCGTACCAGTTGGAGAGCACCCGCTTGAAGACGGTACTATCTTAATCGTAGAGATTGAGGGTATCGCAAAAGAAATCAAACCAGCGGTTGAGGAGGTTGAAGAAGAAGAAACTCCAGCACCAGTTGTTGAAGCCGGAGCTGACGGTAAAGTTTCAAATGATGCTAAAATAGCTTCCGAAATCGAAAGCGCAATTAAAAGCATTTTGATTAAATACACAGCACAAGAGCAAAGAATCGCAGAATTAGAAAATCAAGTTACTGAACTTGGAAAACAACCAAGCGAAAAACCTTTGAAAAACACTT